TATCGCTGGGCACGGTACAGCACCCAGGGATGCCGGCGCGGAAGTACCTCTCGGGCGGGTTAACATTGACGGCTGACGAGCGGCTGAGGATCGAGGCGAAGGTGCGGGATTTTCGCATGTTGATCGAGGCTGACGACAGCCAGGAGAACCAGAAAGCGCGCTTGGGGCTGATTGCGAACATGCTCATGGCCTATCCGACAGGAGGCAGCGAGGAATCGGGCAGGGCTCGCGCCACGGCGTATCTGGCCGCGCTCGATGACGTGCCGCCGTGGGCGATCGCGGATGCCGTACGGCGATGGCACCGCGGCGAAGGCGGAGGGCGGGACGCAAACTACCGTTTTGCGCCGGCACCGGCGGAATTGCGATATTCGACGGTGCAGATCCTGCAGCCGGGCCGGCAGACCGTCATTCATCTTGAGAACGTCCTCAACGCGCTGACGCTCGAGCGCGCGATGAATCCGGAGCCGCTTGAGGAAGAGGGGCACGCAATCGTATCGCGCCTGCGTGCCGTATGAGCAACGCAACCGATACCTACGAATACATCACGAGCGGGTTTTGTGCGCTGCTGGCCCGTTTGCGGGCGATCGACAACCTCACGGATATCAGGAAGCGCATCAGGCTCAACACAGCAGCGCGAGAAGCGGCACGAGAGCGCATCTGCAAGGAATACGCCGCGATCGGCACGGCGCCACCGTCCGATCTTGCGCTCAGCATCACAGCTCGACGCGTGATGGCGGAGGTAGATGCGGGACGCGCTGGGATGTCGACCGCGGATTGGCTCGAACACCGGGACTTCGAATGACGCGCGACGCCATTTTCTTCACATTCGGCGCCGCGGTGGCCACGGTTATTTTTGTCGGTTTTCTGGTGTGAGCTACTTCGTCGCCCAGCTTGGAGAGTTTGCGCGGATCGCAGAGGCGCACCTGATCGCAGCAAGGTTCAAACGAGAAAACGAACGGCACGAGAGGAATAAACGGATGGCACTGGAATTGAGGGGACTGAAAGCCAAGGCGCTCACTGCCGCGGCCAACATCGATCGGTTGAACAAGGCGTACGACGCCTTCAACACGGCGGCGCCGGTCCATGCCGCCGACGTCGAGGGTCTGGCTCCTCAGGTTGAGGGGCTCAGCGACGATCTCAAATTTGCGAGCCAAGTATTGGGAAACTCCGTCGCTGGCTCCGGAGAGCAGGAGAAGCCCAAGGAGCAGGGTACCGAGAAGGTGGTCATTACCCAAGCCGACATCGGGAAAATCGTTGAGGAGCCAAAAGTTACGATCCGCGACGGTGTCCTGACCGTACCTCACCAGACTACACGGCAGGTTTAGCATCACAAGGGGGGGCGGGCACATGAGCAAGGCCGAACAGGGGCAGGACGTCAAATCGCTCAACGAGCGGATCCAGCAGATGGAGGCCGATCTCGCTGAGCGCGAGCAGGATTGCCATGGTTACCGAGCCGCGTGCGAACAGGCGGAGGGTCGCGTCCGCTGCTTGCGTGAAGAGCTCGAGGACGCCCAGAGGGAAAATCTCCAGCTTCGCGGCTGGCAGGAATGCGCCCGGGAGATTCTCATGGGTTCACAGGCGTCAACATCAAATCCAGCGCTGAGAGTGGTGAAGTGAAGGAAAAGGCCTTTAAGACCGAAGCCGATCTCTGCCGGCGATTCCTTGACGGTGTCGCGAAGATCGCCGGCTGGACGCCGTACGCCGAGACCGCCGGCTGGGATATCCTGCTGGTCCGCAATGAAGATGGTTTCCAGATCGGCATCGAGGCCAAGCTGAAGCTGAACCTGCAGGTCATCAACCAGGCGATCGACGGCGATACCTACGGCTGGTCGAGGCGGGGGCCGGACTGCCGAGCAATCCTGGTGCCGGACACCGAATACGGTTTCGAGGCGCTCGTGGCCTACATCGGCCTCACCATCATCAAGGTCGCCCCCGTCGCGAACTACGTCTACCGCAACGTCTTCAATCCCGATCTGCCGACGCTGAAGCATCGTGGCTGGCGCGAAGAATGGCACGAGTGGTGCCCTGTCGAACGTCATCCGCTGCCGGAATATGTTCCTGATGTCGTTGCTGGTGCGTCGGCGCCGGTGCAACTCACGGACTGGAAAATCGGCGCGCTGAAGATCGTCGCCATTCTGGAATCCCGCGGCTTCGTCACCCGGGAAGACTTCAAGCACGTCGGCATCGATCACCGCCGCTGGCTCAAGCCGGCGAGCTGGCTAATCGTCGAGGACGGCCGTTACGTCGCCGGCCACATGCCGGACTTCAAGGGCCAGCATCCGACGGTCTATGCGCAGATCGTGGCCGACGCCCCAAAATGGATGCCAAAAACCTGCCCCACTTTGTTAACAGCGTTGACGTAACCCATGGCGAAAGCAGCTAAAAAAACTGCGCCTAAGCGCGAGCAGAGGGGAAGAGGACGCCCGGCTTCGTATCGCCCTGAGTTTGCTGAGCAGGCCGTGAAATATTGCCAGCTCGGCGCGACTGACTTCGAATTGGCCCGCATCTTCGGTGTCGATACCGCCACGCTGTACAGGTGGAAGAATACCTATACAGAATTTTGCGAGGCGGTCCAAGCAGGTAAGGGCAATTCAGACGAGCGCGTTGTGCGATCTTTGTACAACCGCGCCGTCGGCTATTCGTTCGAAAGCGAGAAGGTTTTCAATCATCAGGGCGAGATCGTGCGCGCGGCCGTCATTGAGCATGTGCCGCCCGATCCTGGAGCCGCGTTGAATTGGCTCAAGAACAGGCGCCCGAAGGAATGGCGCGAGCGGAAAGAGGTCGAGCACACGCTCACGCTCACCTTGGCGGACCTCGTTTCGGCCTCCTACCGCGAAGATCTTCCCGCGCTGCCTGACCCGAAGGTGATCGAGCATGAGGAATAATGGTCTCAAATAGTCTCACAATGGTCTCAGGAAATCGATGCGAGATTTGCGGCTCGAACCTTGATCTCGTCGGTCGAGTGCATCGGTGTGTCCCTAAGGCAGAAATCAAGGAACTGGCGTCGCAGCGCGGTAACGTCACGGATAACAAACATGCGCTCACTCGAAACCGGGAGACCGGTAAGTTGAAGCTTGGACGACCGCGGCTCGGCGAGGTTCGCGATAAGCCGTGGATCGCGGCGGGGATGTCGAAGGCGACATGGTATCGGAGGCAGAGGGGAAAATGAGCGGCAACCACGTCGCACAGAATAACATCGCCGGTCCTGTCGAGCGCGTCCTCGTCTCCATTGAGGGCGAGTTTGTCCGCGTTCGCGAAACCTGGGATATGCGGTCCCGTAATCTCCCGTTCTGCCCGGTTCCGCGCGGAGCGCGATTCCCCTCCGATCTCATTCAAAGAGTTGTCCCGATGTACCGATCCGAGGCCGTGAAGCTGGGGCTGATCCGATGACAGATATGTCCAAAAAGCGGTTCGATCCGCGTCAAGCCGGCGCTGTCATGAAAGCTCTTATTCCGTTTCTTGCCGTTGGCGTTAAACCGCTGCTGGCCGCGACCGCTGTGCTTGAGGCTGTACATGCCAAGCCGCGCGATCACAAATTCAAGATAAAACGTAAGGCCGATGGTTCGGAAATTTTGATGTTGCAGCAGGACAAGGGCGACATCGTTCCCGGCTTTGACAAGGATATGAACCGCTACGAAGCCTACACCTCATATTTTGAATGGCCTGATGCCGACGCCAACGGTGGCAAAAGACTGCTTTATTCACAGGTGGACAAGTGGACGGCAGACGCCAGCGGCAACGTCGATGCCTACCGGCTCGCGGAAGATTTGGCGCAGCTAGAGGAACTTGGTTTCGATACTTCGACGATCATCGATCTGGAGGACGCCTGATCCTATGACCATCCACGAGAAAATACAGGCCTTTTACCAGAAGCTTGCTGAGGCCTCGAACGAGATCGGCGTCGTGATCTTTTGCGATCGGATGTGGGTATTCGATCCAAAGAGCGGCGATTCCGCGACGATGGAAATCCGGCCGATGGGCAACGGCGATCAACAGTCTGAGACTGTCCAATGACGAGGGGGCTCCGCAAGGTTCAACCACTGGCCATGCCGCAAGCCAAGCGCGCGACGCTGCGGGGCAAGCGGCCCGAACTGAAATGGGTCGCTCCCACTGATTTGTTGGTCGATGGCACATACCAGCGCGACCTTTCCGAGCGGTCGATCCGGCTTATCACGCGTATGATCGAGTGCTTCGCCTGGAACCGGATGAAACCGCCGATCGTAACCCGGGTGGCTGGCGGTTTCCATGTCATTGATGGCCAGCATACCGCGATTGCAGCCGCGTCGATGGGCGTGCCGGAAATCCCGATCTTTATTGTCGAGGCCGAAAGTCTGGACGAAAGGGCGCGCGCGTTCGTTGGCCACAACACGGACCGCATTGTCGTATCGCCATTTGACATTTATCGCGCGCTGCTCAGCTCGGGCGACCCGTCGGCAAGGGCGGTTGACGAGGTTTGCCAAGCGGCTGGCATCAGGATTCGTCGCATCCAGCCCAATTCCTTGGTCGCGGAAGGTGACACCGCCGCAATCGGCAGAGTGCAGGCGCTGGTCAAGAAACGCGGACCGCAGAAGGCGATCGTGCTTTTGAAGGCTCTGGTCAAGGCGAAGCTGGCACCGGTGGGTTCGCCTGAGATTCTGGCTGCGGACTATCTGCTGTTCGAGGACGGAGTTATCGATGCGGAAACCTTAAGCCGCATCATTAGGATCGATGGCGCCGAAGGCATCGCGCAAGCGCATGCTGCATCGAAGCTCACCAAAACGCCGATTTGGCGGGTGCTAGCTGAAAAGTGGCTTAAAAAGCGCAAGCAGGCCGCATGAACAGCATACGGGATCAATACCTCGAAAAGCTTGAGGAGGAGAACGAGGAGCTCCGCGAGCGCGTGCGCCAGCTTGAGGAAATAATCGGATACACCGTCGAAGTCCCAATGCAGTTCGGCATGACGGCGCACGAAAGCAGGATGCTTGGCCTGATGATGAAGCGAGAGCTATGTTCGCGTGAATTTCTCCTGACCTCGCTATACGGCCATCTTCCACCGGATGACGAGCCAGAGATCAAGATCATCGACGTCTACGCCTGCAAGCTGCGCAAGAAGCTGAAGCCGTTCGGTATCGAGATCGGCACTAAATGGGGGCAGGGTTATTTCCTGAGCGCGGCCGATAAGGCCAAGGTCGTAGGCATCCTCAAAAGCGAAAGTGTAGCCGCATGATCAAGGTCCAGTCCAGCAACATCGATGCGGTAGATCACGATGGCAAGACGCTGACGGTTCGTTTTAAATCCGGGAGCACGTGGCGGTACGATTCTGTGCCGGAGCCAGTGTTCCGACGGATGCTGAGCGCGGATTCAATCGGCCGGTATTTCGCGAAGCATATCCGCGGATCGTATGAAGGCACCAGGCACGAGGGCGCATGAAACCCGATCCCGCCCGAGCTGAGCGCGAGAACACCGCAAGGTTCATATTCGCGTCGCTGCAAAAGTTGCCGCACCCTTCTGACGCCGCAGCGGTGCTCGCAACCGTTCATGCCGCACTGATCTGGACTCAACGGGCAACGGACGAAGCCAAGGTCCGCGAGCTCATGGCCAAGCTCACCGATATCACGGTTGAAATGTGGAAGGTGCAGAAGGAACAGGCGGAGAAGGCAAAGTCGCAATGACCGATCCGACCCTGCTCGCCGGCGCAAATATCAAACACTGGCGCGAACATCCCGCCGCCTATGTCGAGGAGCGGTTCAAGGTAAAGCCCGATCCGGCCCAGGCTGAGGCTCTGGAAGCCTTCCCGCATTCGCCACGCATTGCGATGCAGGCCTGCACCGGCAGTGGCAAAACCGCGGTACTGGCGTGGCTCGGCTGGAATTTCATGCTGACGCGGCCCTATCCGATGGTTGGTGCCACGTCGATCAGCGGAGACAATCTGAAGGCCAATCTGTGGACGGAGCTCGCGCGCTGGCGCGACCGCGACCCCATGCTGAAGGAGATTTTCGACCAGACAAAGACCGGGATCTTCAACCGGCAGGCCCCGGATACGTGGAAGCTCGAGGCCCGCACGTGGTCAAAGGATGCCGATCAGGCCAATATCGGTAACGCGCTGCGCGGCGTCCATGCCGATCACGTCATGTGGCTGCTTGACGAAAGCGGCGGCTATCCCGACGCCATTCTGCCGACCTGCGAGGCGATCTTTTCGGGCAGTCCAAAGGAAGCCCATATCGTCCAGGCCGGCAATCCGATCAAGCGGAGTGGTCCTTTGTGGAAGGCCGCAAGCTCCGCGCGCGCCTCGTGGAAGGTGATAGAGATCACGGCCGATCCTGATGATCCACGGAGGACACCGCGGGTGTCGGTCGATCACGCCAGACAGCAAATCAAGGATTGGGGCGGGAGAGATTCCCCCTATGTCATGGTGAACATCCTCGGCCGCTTCCCGCCGACGGATTTCAACGCGCTGATTTCCCCGGAGGAGTGCGAAGCCGCGATGAAGCGGTTTTATCGCCCCTATGAGTACGATACCGCGCCGCGTGTCATGGGTGTCGACGTGGCACGTGAGGGTGACGACAAGTCGGTCATCTTCTGCAGGCAGGGCTTGCAGAGCTTCCCGATGATCGCCAAGCGGAACATTACCGGAAATCAGGGGGCAGGGCTCGTTGCCCGTAAATGGGACGATTGGGGCGCCGATGCCTGCTTCATCGATATGACCGGCGGCTTCGGCAGTTCCTGGTTCGATCACCTCGTGGGGTTTGGCAAAGGCCCGATCGGGGTGCAGTTCAGTGCGGCCGCCCATGAGGATTCCCGCTACTACAACAAGCGCACGGAGATGTATTTTGACGCCGTGGAATGGATCAAGCGCGGCGGCACGCTGCCTCCAAGTCCGGAGATCACTGCGGCGCTGAGCCAAACGACCTATGCCTTCAAGGGTGATCGGCTGCTGCTCGAGCCGAAAGATACCGTGAAGCTCAAGATAGGTTACAGCCCCGACGAGGCGGACGCGTTCATTCTGACCTTCGCCGAACCGGTTACGCCGGCGAGGCGGGCTCCTGTCGCAGCTCGGCACTCCGTGCAGTACGATCCGATGCGTGAGGCCAACGCCGGATTCAATCTGGCATCAGCAATTGATCAGAGCTATGATCCATTTCGTTCGTAGAGTTTCCGAGTGTGGTGCGGTTCAACTCCGCCTCGCTGGCCGAGCTACGGTTAGTAATTGGGTTCGAATCCCTCCCTCGAAAGAGGTCCTTTTGCCGACTTGGAAGTCGGGGCCTGACAGCCGGGAAAGACCGGCACCCACTTTTACCGCTCCTGATGGCGGCTTCTTGCGCGACAATTGGCGCTACAAGCCGCACAAGACTGTGCCCATCAGCGGAGACTCCAGCCCATGAGCGAACTGATATCCGGGCAGAACGTCTCGTGCTCTCACTGGGGCATCTTTCGGTTCGAC